CAAATTGACTGGTTTAAAAAACATTTAGACACTCAGAAAGAATGGACGATGCTTTCTAATCAAACTCACTCATTTATCAAAGGAGTCTTTAAAAAAAATAACTTAGGGGGAGAAGGTAGAAAAGAAGATAAACGCTGCTTTTTTATAAAAAAAGATTATTTTGAAGAACTGGAAGAATTAGACACGAAAGAAATGAAAGGAGCAGAAGTACCATACTAATGACATATATAGAAAAAATATTTGGTCCTCCAGGAACAGGTAAAACTTTTACTTTAGTAGAACGATTACAAGAGCATTTAAATAAGAATTGTCCTTTTGATCAAACTTTAACTGTTTCTTTTACCAAAGTGGCTGCCAGACACATCAAAAAAAGAATTCAAAAAAAGAATAATTATAAATTTAATGATAACGAACTACGCCATAGTGTGAGAACCATTGATTCTTATTTAATGCAGAAACTTGAATATCCCGACATCTGTTATCCTGTGCATTTTTTAACAGAATTTTATCAAATAAAAAAAGATAAAGAAATAAATGAGGGGCATAAAAGAAACTTTTATGCTGCCATGAAAATTATTGAGATGGGGAGAATCACTCTTGAAGATGGTATTGAAAATATTTTGAAATACTATGATTCCCAAAAACAAATAGATATTGGCAGAAAATTTTTAATTCAAGTGGCTGAAAGCTATAAAAACTATAAGAAGAACCATCAAAAAATGGATTGGGTGGATGTAAAATATAAAGGCCTTCAAGATAAAATTAAATTTGATCATAATATTGTACTCATGATTGATGAAGCGCAAGATTTTAACCGACTAGAATGGTTGGTTGTTAATAAGCTTGTCGCTGTCTCTAAAAACATATACATCGCAGGCGATGATGATCAGGCGATTTATCGATTCAAGGGAGGAGACGTCAAAACATTTTTAAAGTATCCCTTTGATAAAAAAACAGTCTTGAAGAAATCGCCTAGATTAAATAAAAAAATCTGGGACCTGGCTGAAAAAATTATTCACCTCATTCCTAAAGAGGAAAGGCAAGAAAAACAATATACCCCCACTAATGAAAATAAATATAATATGCCACACTGTGGTCTAATACATGAGTTTAGAAATAAAGAAAGTTTTGAAAAAAATTATTTAAACATGGAGATTACCGATCCTGAAGTTGATATTCATTGGTTATTTTTATCGCGAAACAATGACGAAAAAGATAGAAGATACTCTAACGAAAATTATAATTGGTCCCAAATTCTGGCTAAAAATAATTTAACATGGGAAATAATAGAAAAGCCTAATGGTGTAAATAGGGGAGCAGAAAGAAGTACCACTCCCAACGTACCTATAGATCAGCTTCAACATATTGAAACTTGGACAATGCTCCAAAAAGGGGACAGAATTTTGGGTGAAAAAATTAAAGAATTTATTAAACCTATTCCTGCATCATTGTTTCGAGATAGAAAAAAAAATTCTCTCACTAAAACAGATTCTATTATTCTTAAAACGGGTCAATATAATTATAGTGATTTAAAATCTAAATTTTATTTCGAGGCTAATATTAATGCTCCTTGGGATGAAATATTAACTTTAAAGCCACGTAATGGAACCGAAGAAAACTATAAGGATTATATTCAATATTTAAAAAATATTGTGGAAAATGGAAATTATAAAAATTCTAAACGTATTCTTTTATCCACGATTCACGGAGCTAAAGGATTGGAATCTGCTAACACAGTTCTTAACTGTGATTGGCCTCGTCTACCTTATGAAACTTATTGCAGGGGGAAAAAAGACAGGGATGAAGAGCTTAGAGTCTTTTACGTAGGAGTTACAAGAACTAAATACAATTTGTTCTTATATCAACCTGACTTTACTTTTGGAGAATATAAAGGAATGAAACATAACAATTTTTGGAACAAAATAAGAGGTAGATAATGAAGGAATTTAAAATATGAGATGTAATTGTAAAGAATGTAGATATGCAATGGGCTCTGACCTAATGTTTCTATCTGTATTAACAATAATTTTATTTAAGGAGTTTATGCTATGAGCGTCTATAAAAAACAAATTGGAGGAGTTCATTATAAAGATATGAAAATCCAACCGAGTAAATTTATAAATGATAACAAATTGCTCTTTGCAGAAGGAAATGCTATTAAATATATCTGCAGACACGCAGCTAAAGGAGAAGTACAAGATTTGGAGAAAGCAAAACATTACATCGATATGATTATTGAGAGGGATTATTCATAAATGATGACACCTTTATTTAAACCCCAAACTGAGTGGCTTCCACCAACTAAATTTCCAGATTTACGTGATCGTAAAGAAATTGCCATAGANTTAGAAACTAAAGATCCTCAATTAAAAACACATGGATCAGGTGCTATTGTAGGGAAAGGGTATGTCACAGGAATCGCTGTCGCAGTGGATGGCTGGAAAGGATATTATCCTATTGCTCATGAAGGGGGCGGCAACATGGATAAGGATGTTGTTTTAAAATGGCTAAAAGAAATATTGCTTACTGACGCCGATAAAATTTTTCATAACGCCATGTACGATGTCTGTTGGCTTCGTGCCATGGGATTTAAAATCAATGGCCGTATTATTGATACCATGATTGCTACTTCTTTAATCGATGAGAATCGAGGTCGCTATGATTTAAATTCAATTTGTAAAGATTACATTCATGAATCTAAAAATGAATACGCTTTGCAAGACGCAGCTAAATCATGGGGTGTAGATCCTAAACAAGAAATGTACAAACTTCCAGCTATTTATGTTGGGGAATATGCAGAAAAAGACGCAGAATTAACATTAAAATTATGGCAAGCATGCAAACAAAAACTCAAAGCAGAAGAGGTTGAAAGTATATTTGATTTAGAAACATCTCTTATTCCTTGTTTAATCGACATGAGATTTAAAGGAGTGCGTGTTGATATTGAAGAAGCTGAAAAACTTAAGAAAATGATGGGAAATGAAGAGAAAAAGCTTCTTAAAGAAATTAAAACTGAAACAGGAGTGGATGTTCAGATTTGGGCCGCAGCATCAATAGCCACGGTCTTTGATAAACTCAAAGAACCTTATGATAGAACCATCAAAACCAAGGCCCCAAGTTTCACTAAAAACTTTTTAGCGAATCATTCCCATCCCGTAGTTAAAAAGATTGCAGATGCTCGCGAAATTAATAAAGCTCACACCACATTTATAGATACGATTATTAAACATGTTCATAGAGGCAGGATTCATGCTGATATAAACCAGCTCCGTGGTGACAATGGTGGAACCATCACAGGCCGATTCAGCTATCAGAATCCCAATCTCCAGCAGATACCAGCACGAAACAAGGACCTTGGACCAATCATTAGAAGAATTTTNATACCTGAAAAAAATCATATGTGGGGTTGTTTTGATTATAATCAGCAGGAGCCGCGCCTCGTGGTGCACTATGCATTATTACAAAATTTATACGGGGTTGATGAAATTGCTGAAGCCTATAAAGAAGAAAAAGTAGATTTTCATAAAATTGTAGCCAACATGGCAGAGATTCCTAGATCTCAAGCCAAGACAATTAACTTAGGATTATTTTATGGAATGGGTAAAGCTAAATTGCAGGCTCAACTCGGTGTGAGTAAAGAAAAAGCTGAAGAACTTTTGGGGAAATATAATACAGAAGTTCCGTTTGTGAAGCAATTACTAAAAGGAGTTATGAGTAGGGCCCAAGACTGTGGATATATCCGTACGTTGCTAGGTCGCCGTTGTCGATTTCCTTTATGGGAGCCCCGTCAATTCGGGATTCACAAAGCCTTGAGCCATGATGCAGCGCTCACGGAACACGGACCAGGGATCAAACGCGCCTATACCTACAAAGCTTTAAATAAATTAATTCAAGGAAGCGCTGCTGATATGACAAAAAAAGCCATGGTTGATTTACATAAAGAAGGTATTATTCCACATATACAGGTTCACGATGAACTAGACATTTCTGTGAAAAATGATAAAGAAGCTAAACAAATAGTACAAATAATGGAATCTACAGTTGAACTGGAGATACCTAATAAGGTAGACTATGAATCTGGAGATAACTGGGGTGAAATAAATTAGGAGGAACTATGGAAAAAGTAAAACAACTTTGGACATTAGCAAAAGCTAATCCAAAGATATCTGCCGCTGTTGTGGTAGCAATTGTTGCTGTTTATTTTTTAGCAACCTAGGGTTATATGTTGCATGGCTTACTTGAACGCAAACATTCCTGTGACTTATGCACAGATAAGAAGAGAATATCTTTATGACCTTAAAGAACACCATGGCGAAGTTGAAGACTGCATCATTTTCGCGCTGGCTAGTATCACTGGTCGTCCGATTTTATTCCATGCCATTATGGAAAATGGTGC